TTGTCCGGCCGGAAATCGACGGTCCACGGACCCTTGGTGACGCTGCGGCAGGCCTGCGTATAGGTCGCCTCGACGAAATCGCCGAGATCGCGGCCCTCGGTCTCATCGTACACGTTGCCATCGCTGGCTTCGACGCGCAGCGCGCCGGCACTCGGCGGCGGGGTCGGCGTTGGGGTTGGATCCGGCGTCGGCGTCGGATCGGGGACCGGCACCGGATCGGGGATCGGGTCGGGCGTGGGCGGCGACGGCGGCGCGTCCGCCAGCCAGGCCGGCGTCTGCGCCTGGTCGCTGAACCGCACCAAATTGATCCCGAGCAGCGAGTCCATGCCGCCGCCGGACTGGGCCACGATCAGGAAATCGGCGGTGCCGGAGATCGTGTAATAGGCGCGCGGCCGGGGATAGGTCACGACGTCCAGCGCATCGGTGTTGCCGACCAGCGTGCGGCCGCCATGGTCGTCGCTTCCGGCTTGGACGTTTTCCAATGGCGGCGGAGTCGGCGTGGGCGTGGGCGTGGGCGCCGGTGCCTCCGGCGCGACGTCATAGAGCGCCTTGCCGTATTCGCGGGCGCGCGCTTCGCGGCCCTTGGAGAGATAGCGCGAGTTGCGGACGGTCACGTCGATCGTGTCGACGAGGCCCTTATACGCGGTTTCCGCGGCGGGGATCTTGGCCATGATCAGGTACCTGCAATCGTCAGGGTGCCGGACGTCAGTTCGATGACGGCGCCCGCGACAAACGACGTTGTCGCGAATTCAAGCCCGGCGCCGGAACCCGTGACGCCGACATCGCAGTCGAAGGCCTCGTTGCCGTTGCCGTCGAGAAACCGCGCCCAGGTGGCTGTGCCTGTATTGTCCGCGACCGGATCGGGCGAGATCGTATTGAAGGTCGTCGACCTGGCGGAGGCATTGGGCGCTGAGGGATCGCCGAGTTGCAACTCAGCGAGCAATGTGTTGCCCGCCAGCGCGGCGCCGCCGGTTGCGGGCTGCGTGCCGGAATAGATGCGAATGCGGCCGGCGTTGGGCGAGCCCGACGCCGCGTCGAGGAAGTCGCGAATCGCATTCAGGATCGCGTTGCCCAGCAACACGGACGGGCGAAAATTCGCCATGGCTCAGCCCCTGACTTGAATTTCGGGAAAGTGCCGGCCGGCGGGGCGATCCCCGCCGGCGGGTTGGTCGTGCGGAACCCCGCGCCTTACGGCGACGGGCAGATGGCGTAGCGGATGGGGCCGCCGCCGGCGTCGATCAGCTCGGAATCGAACCGCGCGAAGCCGAGGAAGCCGACCTGCAGATATTCGGCATAGCGTTCCGTCAGGCGCATGATCGTCGTGTCGCGCACCTGGCGGATGATGAATTTCTGCCCCAGGCCGAACAGCAGCGGCTTGTTGCCGGACCCCAGGATCGGCATGTGCTGGTTGATCGTGTAGGGGTAGTTCCAGATCTGCGGCGGAATGCCGTCGCGCGTCCCCGGCGACCAGATGTAGTTGAGGTTGTTGTCCTTCTTCTTGCGCAACACCTTCAACGTCGTGTCGTGCATCATCCACCGGGCACCCTGCCGATAGGACGGATCGAGTGAGTGCTCCATGTCGATCAGCTCGTCGAAGGTGACGTCCGTCGACGAGGCCAGCGTGACACCGGCGCTCGCGGCGCCAACCACACCTTGCGGCTGGCTCGAGCCGGTGCCGACCGTGGCATAGCGGTTGACCGAGCGCGCCAGGCGTTCGGCCAGCATCACCGGAAACTCGACGTCGAGGTTGAACGCCGAATCCTGCAGCAGCTGGAAGGGCACGCGGATGATCTTCGAGCTGAACATGAACGCGTCCAGCTGTTCGGTGCCGAACGTGACATCCTGCTCGGCCGCGGCGGTGTTGATGGCCAGCAGCTCGCCTTCGTTCGACGTGTCATCCGTGGTCGGCCACGGCAGCGGATTGCCGCTGTCGGTGCGGAGAATGCGCGAGAACTCGAACATGCCGCCGAAGGCCAGCAGGCGCTTGTCGAGCTCGGCCTGGAAGCCCTGCGGGATGAGATAGCCGCCGCCGGTGGTGGTGATGGTCTGGGCGCGCTTTTCCTTGCCTTCCGGCGCGATATAACCGCGCTGCAGCAGCGAGCGCTGCTCGGGCGGCAGATCGAGGAAGCCGTAGCGTAGGAGGTCGCGATAGGCGTCCAGATAGCTGCGCTGCTCGCGCAGCGGCTTGCTGGCTTCGTCGCCGGCATCGCCATCGGCGTCGGGATCGTCGCGGCCGGCGATCGAGGGAATCGGCTCCTCGGAGCGCGCCTCGGCCTTGGCAAGACGAAGCTCGCGCTGGAGCTGCGCATCGTATTTGTCGGCATCCGCCATGAAGCCGTCGAAGCGCTTCTCGATCTCCTTGGCGTCGGCCTCCGTCGTCTGCGGCGTGATCTTGTCGTTTTCCGCGCGCGCATCGGCAATGGCCTTATCGCGCTTTTCCTGCAGGTCCTTGAGGTTCATTGCCGTTCCTTTCAAATGGGGCCCGCGGCCCCGCGTGAACGCGCCCGAGTTCAGGCCGGACGCGCCGTTCGACGGGCCGCCAGCAGGCCCTTGTTGCGAAAACGAATGAGCTCCGCCGGGCAGATCAGCCGCGGTGCCTGCGCCTGGCGCCACGCATCAAGATCGGACGTGACACTGCGCAGCTCGGCCTCGGTCTGCTCGAAGGCGGGGAAGGTGACCACCGACACGTCAAACAGCTCGGAAAATTCCGTGATCGTGCGAAGCGGCAACTTACCCTTTTCGCCGTCATCCCATTTCATGCCCTCGCGCGCGACGCGGAACTGGAACGACATGCCGTCGATGTCGCCGCGTTCCATCGGCGCCACGACCAAGTCGCGGACCGTCTGCGAATCCGGCAGCACGATCGTGGTGCGCAGGCCCTTCTCGTCCTCGGCGACCTTGACGCTGCCGGCGTTGACGCGGCCGAGCACGAAATTCGGATCGTGGTTGAACAGCGCGCGGATATCGCTTTTCGGCAGCGCTCTCTTGAACGCGCCTGGCGCGATCTTTTCGCGCCACAGTCCGGCGATGACCGTCTCTTGATTGAAGACCGCGGCATAACCTTCGATCATGCGTGCATCGCCGTTCTTGGCGAGACGCAACTCGGAGATCGTCAGAACGCGGCGCTCACGCTGCGGATTTGTCATCGGGCTTGGTCTCCGGTTTGGCCTCGGGCTTGAGCGCCGGCGTGATCGTGCCGTCTTTGTTGACGACGCCCATGGCGCCCTGCAGCACGAAGCTGTCGACCTCGGGCGCATCGGGCAGGTTTTCGATCTTGCGCACTTCGCTGCGCTTGATGATGCCGGCATTGACGGCGACCTGATGGCCGTCCATGCGGCTCTTGTAGTCGCCGCGCATCAGCCCATCGAGATTGATCTCGGCGAAGAAATCGCTGCGTGGCGAGAATAGCTTGAAGCTGCACTCCGCCTCGAGTTTGCGGGCCCAGGGCAGGATGCAGTGCATCGCGAAATTGATGTTCTGGAATTCGATGTTCGAGAAGGTCGCCTTGTCGAGGTCGCCGGCGAGATGGGGCGGGACGCGATAGATGCCGAAAATCTCCGTCTTCTGGAATTTGCGCGTGTCGAGGAACTGCGCATCGTCCATCGGCATTGTGATCGTATGGATCTTGATCCCCGGACCCATCACCAACGTGCGCCACTTCTTGCCCTGGCCGGCGAACTTCTCCTGCAGCTCCGCCTTCATGTCGGCGCCGGCCTTTTGATTGGTCTGCGCGGGCGTCTCGATCGCGATCGAGGGACGGGCGTCGTTGGCGTAAAAATCGGCGGCGAAGTTTTCCGCAGCAAGGCCGAGGCCGATCGAATTGCGCAGCAGGCCGATCGGCGACATACCGCGCACGCCGTCCCAGCCCAGCCCCGGAATGTGCAATATCTGCCAGCTGAACAGCGTCTCCTTGTTGCCGCCAACCGTCACGTCATAGACGATTTCCCGCGTCTGAAGGCGCCGGGGCTGCACCTGGTTGGGCATCAGCGGATAGATGCCGAGAATTCGTCCGCCGAAGGTCTGGTCGATGAAGCTGTAATGATTGCCCCAGCCCAGGACATGCGCGATGACGATCTCGCGCCACTGCATCGAGCTCATCCACTCATTCGGCCGATCGTGCAACAGATACTGGATCGGATTTTTCGGCACGGGATTTTTGCCCGTGTCGCTGCGTTCGAACACGTTGAAAGGCAACGCGCCGATCGTCTGGCCGATGACATTCCAGCATGTGTAGACAGCGGCGAAGCGCGCGGCCGTTTCCGGCGAGATGCTGACGCCGCTGCTGGAGCGGATATTGTCGCCGCCGAGCAGTTCGAGCGCGCGCGGATCGTTGAGCGCGATGCGCGGATCCTCGAGGGACACACGCTGTTCGGCCGCGATTTTGCCGCCCAGCCAGGAGAAGAAACGATTGCTCATACCGCGAACGTTGCCTCCCCATCGAAGATGCGCGAATCCACGTCCTGCGCCACGATGGCGCGCCCGATCGCCATGATGACGGCGACGACGGGATCGATGCGCGCGGTCGACTTGCGGCGGTCGGGCTTCACCGGCTTGATGTTGTCGGCCGGATCGCTGGCGATCGAGGCGCAGCCGACCGACCAGCGCAGCAGCGGGTTGCCACCGTGATTGATCTGCCGCGCGAGGATCAGTTTCTCGAATTCCTTG